GGTGCGATCAAACCCATTGATCTACGTTATGGCTACGCGGGTGGTTTTGCTGACGGGGGACTTGCCAGCCTAAAAAAGGATGAGGCCGAGGCCGCTATTCTAGCGTCCTTGGCTCAAGGACCGAGCGACACGGACCAGACAGAAAGCGCCACGATGTTGCAAAATCTTCTTGCGGGTGTTCGGAAAGATTTAACCCCAGACGACCCTTTGTTTATCACTGAAACCGTAAAAGAGGAAGTTAATCCTGATATGGTTAAGCGTGATATTCCTCGAATGGAGTGGGACGGTGTAGTTCGACCTACCCCGATGCGACCAGAGACGGAAAGCAAAAGCATGTTGGAGAACATTATCTCTGGTGCAGGCAAGATTCCCGACAGCGTAGGCAACTACTTTGTTCGTCCTGATGAAACAGGAGGCCCATCGCTTGTATCTCCTCGGCAGGTGGGTTCGGATTTGGTTTCTATGGGCGGCGCGATAGTAGACGCGGTTAAAGAAGACGACTCGTTTCTTAAAAGCCGATCTATAGCAGAAATAGCACCTGTTACCGGAGAAATTATATCTGGAACGGATGCCGTAAAGTTTTCGGGCCTTGCTAATGAATCCCGTGCTGCGGGGGACACTAAAGCCGCCGATCTATACGAGCAGCTAGTAACGTTGTCCGCAGCAGGTGCAATGCCTTTAGTAGGCATGGGGGCAAGGCTCAGTAGAAGAGCAACTATAAAAGCGGTAGAAGAGGCTATTAAAAAAGGAGCCTTGGGTGATGCAGCTAAGATGTTGGAAGAGATCAAAGCAATAGACGCATGGCACGGTTCTCCTCATAAGTTTAAAAAGTTTCGTAGTGATAAAATAGGCACGGGAGAAGGCGCTCAAATGTACGGTAGCGGCATTTATCTTGCTGATGCTTCAGACGTAGCAAAGACTTACCAACCTCGTTCTCTTGAAGCAGAAGGATTAATGTATGATAAGTATAAAGCAGCGGAAGCGGCAGAAGACTACGAAACAATGGAGATTTGGGAAAGCGCAATGATGCACGAAACTCCCGCTGAAATAATTAAAAGATACAGTTCTTCCGACTATTCAGACTCGATGAGACAAAAAGCGGCAAAAGTGGCTGAAGAACTTAAAGAAATGCCTACTGAAGGAGGGTTATACAACGTAGCGTTAGGGACCACAGCAGAAAATCTCCTTGATTGGGACGCACCTTTAAGTAAACAGTCGGAAGCTATACAAAACTTTGCAGCAGAAGAGTTTACTAGAGAGTTAGGGATGCCACGAAACCATGAAAACTGGGACGGTACGGTTGCACTTAATAAAGAACAGTTAGACTCTCGGACAGGAGCTACGTTATATAACTCGTTGACCAATCGACTTTTGCGAGAAGGAGACTATTCTTCCGACGAACAAGCAAAAGCAGCGGCAAGCAGCTACCTTAACGAAATAGCGGAGATTGATGGTATACAGTATCTTGATCAAGCAAGCAGGGACGCAGGAGAAGGCACAAGAAACTATGTTGTTTTTGACGAAAACTTAATAACTATAAAGCCTGACGATTTTGCTACTGAATCAGCCAAGATGCTTGCTGATTTAGACAAAGCAGGCTCTCCTGATTTTATTAAAACGGTAGATCAAATCGCGTCGTCAACGGGAACTCCGTCTGTTAGAAAAGCAACAGAGACGGGAGTTCCTTTTGTACCGTTTACTGAAGAATACGCCGCTCAAGTGGCAAGAACATTACCGGAACCGACCAATAGTAAGGGCTACCCCGGCGCGGACGTTGCCAACCTTAGAGGCGTGAAGGGCGATCCAATAGCCGAAACATGGAACAGGCAAATTGCCAGTGATCCTATGGGAATGCTTGAGTTGTATAAGAAGCATCCTGAAACTGACGGTGGCAAGGTGCATGATACGGACGTGTTCAGAGAGCTTAACCCTAATTACTTAGCGGATAGAACGATAGCTACCTCTGTGCATGAGCCTTCTGGCGCTCTTAACAATATGTTTTACGAGATGAAACTAGCCGAGACACAAGGACAACCCGGATATTGGTTGTTTACCGGAGGAGGGCCTGCTTCAGGTAAATCTTCTGGTCCTGCGGGGCAGATGAGAAAAGGCGCTGATCTAGTGTATGACGGCAGTCTGGCTAATTACGATAGTGTCGCTCCACGCATAGACGCTGCTCTTGCTTCTGGCAAGCGGGTCGAAATAGCTTTTGTATTGCGCGATCCAGAAAAGGCGATAAGGCAAGCAGTAGATAGGGCTATGAAACAAAAGAAAGAATTTGGGTCGGGGCGAACCATACCTATAAACTACTATACTGGTATGCACGTTGATGCTCGACAGACGTTGAAGCGCCTTAATGAGCGTTATGCAGACAACGAGGCGTTTAAAATAACCGTGACTAATAACCAAGGCGGTGTAAACGACGCTAGAATAGGAACACTTGACGAAGTGGTTGATTTAGATTATGATACTACTGTGCGGAAAGTGAGTTCCGTGTTAGATGAAATGAAAAAGGAAGGAGTTATTGATGAAGACATATACCAAGGGTTCACTAGGAACACGAACCTCGAAACACCCACCACCCCCACCTCGGTTTCTGACACCGGAGGAACGCCGAAAAGACGCGGAGATGGACAAGCTGCGGACCAAAGCGATAGCCAATTGGGGCAAGAACGAGTCCAAGTATCTGTAGAACCTTTAGAAGTAGGCGTTGACGAGACCCTTAGCGGCGGTCAGCGTTTAAGAAACTACACCCCCAATAACCTACAAACCCTAGAAGAATTAGCTTCTAATGCCTCAGCAGGCACAAAAAGAGCCGATGCCTTAATAAACGCACCTGTAGAAACAGGGACAAAAGTGGGTATTCGACTTAATCTTAATTCTAAGATCCCTAATGCTCCAAAAGGTTTAGATAAGCTTCAGACACTTCATAAGAACAATTTCAATGGAGAGGCGCTTTCTTACGTTCCTTACGCTACCGTGGAAAACGTGGTGTTTAACGTAAGCCAAAAAGGACGACGGGGTATAGCGGCTAAGATCTCAGGAATGGATGTTCCAGAGGCTAAAGCCAAGTTCCCTGCCATGTCTGTAGACGGTAATTATGTTCCTGATAAAAATGTGCTTAAAGAGGGTGGCGATTTTGTTGAGATAGGTTTCAATCCTAAAGCACATCACTTATTTATCGACATGAACACAGGGCAAGCGGTGAAAGGCGCTGATCTGGCTACCGTGGTCGGCGACAGGGTATACGCCAAAGGTGTGCAGTATTACAAGAAATCTGAAGCTCCTGCGCCGTTATCCGCGTCGGATGGCACGGACTTACCAAGTCAGGTAAGGTATCAACAAATGAAAAGTGGCGGCTTAGTAGAGCGCGCAACACATAATCAAACATACATTTAGGACAAGACGATGCCAGTAGATAAAGTAGTCAATTTAGCACCAGAGACAGAGGTTACCGTTATAGAAGGCATGGAAGACATGCCTGAGATAGAGGTGGTTATTGACGAGGACGGAGAAGCGTCATTAGAGATTGAGCCAGAAAAGGACCCTGATTTTTATGAGAATCTGGCAGAAAACATTGATGAAACGGACCTTACACGTATCTCTTTGGATTTATTAGCTTTTTACGAAGCAGACAGCAGTTCTCGAAAAGACTGGAATCAAATGTATGCTAAGGGATTAGAGTTATTGGGGCTTAAAGTAGAGGAACGCACACAGCCTTTCCGTGGAGCAGCAGGTGCGGTGCATCCAATGCTTACCGAGGCCATAGTGCAATTCCAAGCACAGGCGTTCAAAGAGCTAATGCCAGCCGGAGGTCCGGTTCGCACGCAGATCATGGGCAAAGAGACCATAGATAAGACACAACAGGCGTCGCGCGTGCAGGACTTTATGAACTATCAGATCACTACGGAGATGAAAGAGTACACCCCTGAGTTCGATCAACTGTTGTTTTACACAGGTTACGGGGGTTCTGCCTTTAAAAAAGTCTACTATGACCACTATTTGGGCCGTATGGTCAGTCGTTTAGTGCTGCCTGATGACCTTTATATCCCCTATAACGGCTCTAGTGTCATGTCTGAGTGCCGTCGGATTACTCACCGTCTTGCAATGGACTCGAATGAGTTTAAAAAGCGTGTGGTATCAGGGGAATATCTGGATGTACAGGTAGATGAAGACGGATCGGCCTTGAATAATGATCAGATCAAGGACGCGGTTAATCGAATTACAGGCATAAACCCTAGTGGAGAGCCTGAAGAGCTGTCTTTGTTAGAGTTTCAGGTAGATTTNGACATACCTGAGTACGAAGATACGGACGAAAAAGGCAATGCCACTGAAATTAAGCTGCCTTATGTCGTCACAATGGACGAAGCATCAGGGCAAATCCTAAGAATTTGCCGAAACTGGAGAGAAGACGACGAATTAAAGCTACGACTTGAGTATTTTGTGCATTATGTGCTTGTAGAGGGCACGGGAGCCTATGGTTTGGGCTTTGTACACCTTATTGGCGGCCTTTCTAAGACAGCAACAGCCGCATTAAGGCAATTATTGGACGCAGGCACGTTACAAAACCTTCCCGCAGGCTTCAAAGCTAAGGGTGCGCGTATTGCAGACGATGATAAGCCTTTACAACCCGGCGAATTTAGAGATATGGACGCCGGAGGAGCAGAATTAAGTAGTTCTTTGATGCCTTTACCCTATAAAGAGCCTAGTCAGACACTATTTCAGCTATTAGGGTTCACTGTAGACGCAGGTAAGCGTCTTGCAAGCACTGCGGACATGCAAGTAGGGGATTCTAACCAACAGGCGGCTGTGGGCACTACAATCGCTCTGTTAGAGCGTGGCTCTATGGTTATGTCAGCTATACACAAGCGCCTTTACTATGCCCAAACGCAAGAATTTGAGATGTTGTTTAAAGGGTTTGGGGAGTATTTGGACGATGAGTACCCTTATGACGTGCCGGGAGCAAGTCGCTCAGTAAAAAGGGCTGACTTTAACCACATGGTTGGAGTTCAGCCTATTGCAGACCCTAATATCTTTTCTGCGGCACAACGAATTGCTTTGGCCCAGACCCAGTTGCAGTTAGCTCAAAGCGCGCCACACATGCACAACATGTATGAGGCGTATTACCGTGTGTATCAGGCAATGAACGTGCGGGACATAGACGGTATCCTCAAGATGGAAACCAACCAAATGCCAAAAGACTCTGCAACAGAGAACATGGAAGTGTTGGATAGCAAGAAACTCAAGGCTTTTGCGGGACAACAGCACGATGCTCACATTGCGTCTCACTTAATTATGGGGATGTCTCCATTAATTCAAGCTAATCCTATAGCAGCCTCTGAGCTTCAAAAGCATGTTATGGACCACATCAAGTTAAAGGCAGAGGAAGACACTGAAGCAGAGTTGTTTCAACAATACGGTGCTGATCCTGACAGGATGATCTCAGAATTACAGAAAGAAGCATTGGTTGCATTAAAGATTGTAGAGAATTTACGAGAAATGAAGGCGATGGAAGCAGAGCTTACGGGCGCTAATCAAGAGGGAGAGGACCCGTTAGTCGCACTTAAAGCCCAAGAGCTGGCGCAAAGAGCGGAGAAAGATAAAGCCGATTTTGCATTGGGGCAAGAAAGACTCAAGAATGAGCAAATGCGAATAATGGAGAATTCTCAAGCAAATGATGAGCGCATACAGTCGCAGGAAAAAATAGCCAGAGAAAGGACTGAAGTGGCTAGAGAAAGAATTTACGCGCCAAAAGGAGGTTAAAATGCCCCTTAAAAAAGGAAAAAGTAGTAAAATAATTGGTAAAAATATAAAAGAATTGGTTAAAACTTATAATAAACAAGGTAAAATAGGTTCTAGTAAACCAAAAAATACAAAAGCAGCAAAAAAACAAGCTGTAGCCATTGCTTTAAATAAAGCAGGTAAAAGTAAACGTAAGTAAGCCTTTCAGACAGGGGCTATCTTGTCTGCCATTACATGGGAAGAGACCATGCTAGAGTTTGCCGAGCGCATTCTGAGAGAAGTCAGAAAGCTAGAAAGAGATACGGAAGCAATAGTGTTGAGTGGAAACGTTGCCGATATGGAGCGTTATCGTTTTCTTATGGGTCGTCTGGAAGGAATACGTCTTGTAGAGGATTTAATTAGACAGGACATTAAAAAACATTCAGATGACTAATAGGAGACCACATGCAATCTGAAGCAAAAAGCGCGTTAGAAGAGAAATGGGAGAGCCAAAAGGACGAGGATAAACAGGCTGCCCCTAGTCTTAATGACGCATACAACAAAGAGGGAAAGGTAAAAGAAGGGGGAATAGAGCAGAAGGTCATGGACCTTATTCCTCAACCGACGGGTTGGAGAATAGCTTTATTACCTTATCGAGGGGCTGCTACTACCAAAGGCGGTATTGCTTTGGCTAAAGAGACACAGGAAAGAACGCAGCTTGCAACTAACGTAGGGTTTGTTTTAAAGAAAGGTCCTTTGGCTTATGCCGATCCATCTAAGTTTCCAGATGGCGCGTGGTGTAACGAGGGGGATTGGGTAATCTTTGGACGCTACGCGGGTTCTCGTATTCAGATTGATGGCGGTGAAATTAGACTTTTAAACGATGACGAGATCTTGGGAATAGTTACTGATCCTGAGAACGTTTTGCACATGTGAGGAAACTTTAATGGCTGAACCAAAGAACGAAGAACTTGAGTTTGATATTGGAGAAAATGAGCAGGAAGCTACCGTTGAAATGAATGAAGATGGAACGGAAGCCAAGGTTGCCTCAGAAGAGGAGGCTCCTATCGTTGAGGAAGAAAAGCAGGAGGCGGCTGAAAAAGCACCTAATGCAGAGGACTTAGATGATTATTCGGACAAAGTAAAAAAACGAATAGATAAATTGACCGCAAGGCTGCGTGAGTCTGAAAGAAGGGAAAAGTCTGCGGTAGATTACGCTAAAAGTGTTCAAGAACAACACAAAGGTCTACAAGAACAATTACAAAAAGTCTCTACTGATCGTATGGGAGAGGCAAGAGGAAGAGTTGAAACACAGGTTACGGCGCTTAAAAGTGTTGTTAAAAAAGCTCGTGAAGAAGGCGATATTGACACAGAAACTGAGGCGCAACAAAGACTTACAGCGGCTTTAATTGAACAACAACAGTTAGCACAACAAGAAAGGCAGCCTGTTCCTCAACCTGAAGTTCCTGTGCAGCCTCCTGCACCGCCCCAACCAACGGCTGACCCAAAAGCTGAAAATTGGGCAGGTAAGAACCCGTGGTTTGGAGAAAATATTGTGATGACGAATACCGTT